AACGATCAAGCAATGGCGTTAAAGCAACAAGTGCTGCTTGCCCGATCTGACCCAGTACCCCATTGAACTGATTCACAAGTGCATTCCACTTCTGGAGTGGTGAGTCCAACATGGTATCAAAAGCCTGTTGGGTGTAGCCTTGTTTTTGCAGAATAACATCAAGTTTCTGGATGAACCCATCCAGATCCGATGCTTCAATATTTTTCTGTAAGCCTGCCCCATTCAGCACTTCAGCGGGAATGCTGAAGGATTTGGCAAGTTCACCGTTATTTCCATTCATCGCAGCTACCAATGCACTGGATGCATCCGACACACTTTTCCCATCTGGAGAAAGCATGCTTAACCGTTTAGACATATCTCTGAGTTGATCAACCTGATCCGTATTCTGAGCATGCGGTATGAATGATAGTGCTCCCTTCAGAGCATCTGTGACATTTTGTCCACTTTTAAAAGCTTCCGCGCGATAACGATTAAATATCGTCTCACCCTGCGCATCGTTTCCAGTCGCGGCCATGTAACGTTGTTTTAAATCTTCTTCCTGCGCTGCTGGAACAAGAACAGTTTGCCCTGCTGATTTGATCATACCGATCCAAGCTTTTACCCTCTGAGCACCTTCCGCAAATGAGGCATTTACTTTAGCCTGTTCTTCTGACACGCCTCTCAATAGGTTACCTGCAAGCTGAATTCTGCTCAGATTTCCAGGATTGAATACCGAATTGATCACTACAGGCAGATTTTGAAACTGCTGAACCATTTTGTTTGACATCAGATACAGTCTTGCAAACATGGCATACATTCATTTCTCCCTCCTTTCCCCTTTATTTTTTCCTTGCACGGTTCTTGGACCGCTCTTTCTTCTCTTCCTCCACCCGGATGGAGATCATGGCGTATATCGCCGCTCGTTCTCGCGCGGAGAATGCCATCAGCTCATGCGGGAGAATGTTCAATTCATGGAGAGCGTAATAAGCCAGATTGGCTTCCGAATCGCCCTCTTTAATTAGTTTTTTACGTCATCCACCAGTTCGTTCATGTCCTGATTGAAGCCGTTCAGCTTCTGGACCTGTTCGCCGAGAGCAGCGAATTCCCCAGGCAACAGCATTTTCCGCAATAGCGATTCCGCACCCATCACGCCATACGAGCGCTGAAGTTCTGCATTTTTCAAATCAGGATAGACCACGCTGGCACTCATCAGACGGGCCATATAATCGTTGGCATCAATGTCGGGTGTGTAGACACCGTTCTTACCCTTGATCTTGCGAGTTGCCGCTTTGCGGCATTCCTGGTTCTCGTCCTCGGTCATGCTGCGCAGTTTCCAGGCAACCGGTTCGCCCTTCTCATCCTTAAAACGGGGAGATACGATAAACTCCTCTGTAGTATCCGACGCTGCATTTTGCGCAAAAAACATACTCAATCCACTCATTGTTCGTTCCTCCTCAAAAGTTAGGCTCCCCACCGCAAACAGCGGCGAAGAGCAAGTGTAATGTACTGTTAATGTAATGCTCACCTTCGAACGAAGAGAGATTGCAACTGAATTTGGACACGCCAAATAGCCCGTAACACAGGCAAGTTGAACAGGTTTATTTTACAAACCCGCCGCTAAAGTTAAACTTGTTATAGTTCTATGGTTAATATGTTTGCTACTTCAAAAATCACTTCGGCAAGTTAAACGATACAGGCATATCGACATCTTCAAAGGTAAAGCTCACTTCTTCCTCCAGCGCCTCGGCCTCGGTATCCAGGGATGCCATGATTACACTGTCAAGATTGACGCCTTTGAGGGTCACCGTCTGTTTACCAATGGTAGACGAAGGATCTTCGTTGGTCACTTCAATGTCAAAGTAGGTGTCCACACCATTTTGCATGTACTGGAGCATCAGCTCACGGAAACGGGATGTTGTATAAAAGATTGTCATGGAACCCGAGCCGGACCAACCGGTTGCTTTGTGCTGAACGCCGCGGCGGCCGAGTGTTTTAACCTCTGCTTTTTGCTTCTCCACCGTTGCTTCCAGCGTCTTCACGTAGAACATTTCTTCCGTCTGTCCGTTAATCGTTGCGTATGCGCGGCCTTCCTGGCCGGAGATCGTATCGCTTGCTTTCAAAAATGCCATCTTAAACCACCTTCACTTTCATGTATACTTTTTCAACGGAATCCACAGGCTGGACCTGAATCTCGATCACGATACTGTCCGTTTCATTTCCCGGAGTCACAGTGATATCTGTGTTGGAGTCAAAATTCTGAATCGCCCCGATATCCTGCAGCTGCTTCAGGTAGGTCACGCATTGGGAACGGAACAGGCTGCGCCCATCTTCGTTGTTGTTCACTTTGCCGATGTAATAGGACTCGAAAATTCGTTTCATGTCGTTGGCAATGCCATCCAGCACACGGACAACACGGTTTTTGGCAAAATGACGTGCTTTATCCGGTGTCACGGAACGGAACGTGTTTACATCCTGCTCTACCACAGCCCGGTTACTGCTCGCTGTAAAGACAAACTCACCATTACGCAGTGCCGCTTCTGTCTCGCTGTGTGTCAATCGACCATTCACATCCACAGCGTCGTCATAGGCACGGAAGGTCAGGGATTCATTCAGATTGGCACCAGCTGTTGCTCCGGCTGTCCAAGCTACCGTTTGTTTGGGGGAGAGAACGGTACCGTCTGCGAGCACAACGCCATTTTTGACGCTAATCACACCTTCGTGATCCGCAGCCGGATAATCTGCCAGCACCAGCTGTACCTTCTTACCCTCCGTGTCGCGCAAACGCTTGATGGATGCTGTGTACACAGATTTGAGGGTAGCATCGTCTGAGATCAGTCCCACAGTGTTGAAATCCAGCACTTCCAGCTTGGTTAGGAAATCTGCATGCTCCTGGTTCGTTGCTGTGCCATCCAATCCACCTGTTAGTGGAAGTGAAGCAGTTGTTGTGAGGGTACCTTCGCCAGTGAAAGTAACGTATGCGTTGGATTCCAACTCTTCAATGGTGGACACCGTTTGTTTATCCACTTCTTTATTTGAAAGCAGAGTTGTAACATCGAACTGGTCCGGATGATTGATATTTGCTGAGATCACAACCGCCAGATCATTCCCTCGCACGCCGCCGTGTTGGGCTGTTACCGTAAGTTCTCCTAGCGTGGCCTTGGCCTGCGTCCCTGCATTCAGACGATATAGAAGCAATGTTTGTGCCCGTTTCAATGCCTCTCGAATCAGGAGCATTTGCGGTGCTGTCCAGTCATAGCCCAATTTGGCTTGTACATCTTCACCCGCCTGTATGGCCAGAATTGTACCTGCTTGTCCCCATGACAATGGGAGTGCCAAAGCCACTGTTCCCCGCTCCCCTACCGTACCTGGTAACGAGCCCTCTGATGCAAAATTCATATATACGCCGGGGCGTACCTTGTTTTGTGTCGTCCATGTTCCTCCAGCCATTATTGTGCCTCCCCATTCATAAATTGTTTGATGTGTTGCTCTGCTTCTTCTATCATGTATGTCTCTTTTTCCAGCAGCACCGCTGCCAGAATGTCTTTCTCTATCCGGCTCAACTGCCGGGATTCAGCGAACTGTGCTTTGCTGTATTTCAGATCGATGTTTTGGTCGATGTTCTGGCTGCTTTTCGGGAATTTATTCTCCGCTTCTTTCTTCGTAAACATCGCTAATACGCCTCCCATTCCTTTCATGGTTATCCCCTCATTTGATTAGTTAAGCTCAGCTAAAGAATATTTACACTGGCCACTCCAAGTACAGAACAACCTTCCGATCGCTGTTATCCCTAGATTTTTTTGATTCCCTTTTTTAAAGGGGAAAATCCGGGGATTAAGGCGCACGCTCCGCTTCTTCAGGTTATTTCTGTCCTCTCCGTTATCGTGTAAATTAAGGTTCAAACATTCAAACAAAAGATTAAGCATAGGTGGAGTAAAGAGAAAGGCGTCTCCAGGGCAACAACCCCTGGAGACGCCTTTTACATTTATAAATTTAAGTCTACAAGTTAGGCTTATATCTCTAACTTGTAGCATTGATCCTACGCCTTGACTTTACCTTACGCCTTCGGCAGTTGGAACGAGCTTT